TTTAATGAAGAAAGTGATGCAATTATTGAAATTATTGATTCATATGAGAAAGTATCAGATGTAGAAAATATATTTGAAAAAATATCATTTCTAATTGAAAGTCTTGGTGATGTTGAAAAGATAAAAGGGTATTATTATATTGATATGAAAGATAAGAATAAACCAACATTCTTTTTTAATATTAAGAAAGAAAAATTTTCAATAAAACCACTATCAAAAATAAATGAAAGTTTATTACAAACAACAACATTAAGAGATTTAGAATATAAAAACAATTGGATAATTAAAATAATTAAAAAACTTGATTCAAAATTTGATTCTGATTATTCTTATGATGATGATAACTGGAAAGTAGCAGACCATGAATATATTGTTCTTAATAGAACAATTGGTTATATCGAATATAAAAAATATGATAAACATTTTCAAATAGAAGCAATAGATAAAGTTGCTTGGTATGAAAATGATTATGATTTTTTCAGAAAAATTGATAAGAAAAATCAAATTAAAAAATTCAAAATTTAAATATCATTTTTAGAATACTAATAATTTATATATATTTCAAAATTAAAATAATATATGATAAGTTTATGGAGTAAAGATTTTGATATAAATTCAACTGGTGAAACTTATTTTGTAGATGATAGAGAACAAATAGGTGAAGATAAATTATTAAACACTAGAAATGTGCATTTTAGAAATCAAAAATGTTTAAATGGTATTGCTTTATCTTATATAAATGATACAAAAGATATTTATAAAAAATCATTATTAACAGGAGATAGTTATTCTATCAATAATATGTATAATGAATTTAATTTAATAGATAAATATTTAGAAAATTTACATAGAATAGATATTGCTATAAATTTAGAAAACAATGATGTTGATTTAAGTATACCTCATTTTGAATTAGATTTTATAAAATTAAAACCAGGTCATAAAATTTTATTATATAATCATCCAACTAATAGTACAATAAATGATATCTATATTGTCACAAAAAATTATTATTTAGAATTAAGTGATTTATTATCAACAAGAGAAAAATCTGATAAAGCAAAATTTTATATTAAATTAGGAACATATAAAGAAACTCAATTTTTTCTTGAAAATGAATCTACATTATTTCCTATTAGTGATGAAGTCAAACACTTTACACAACATCATTCATATTTATTAAAAAATGAATTAAATTATGATATAAATTCTTCAGCAAATACAGCAAAAATATTATTTTCTAATTATGATGTTGCTAGATTTCAACAAGATAATATACCTTTATATGAAAGTATGTCTATTATTGATGTTGGTTCAGAAATAGTTATAGAATTAACAATTACTAATCCAAATACAACTATTAGTTTAGATTTAAAAACAGGATTTGAATATGATACAATAGTTAATTGGGGGGATGGAAGTGCTGAATATTTAAATGTAATACCTGTTTCAGATACTACAAAAAATCATACATTTCTTATACCTGGAATATATTTTATTTTATTTGATGGAAAAATGCAAACATTAGAATTTAATTTAGGATCAAGAAATTATATTACAAATATAATTTCATTTGGATCATCATCTATTTCAGAATTAAAATATATTGATTTTAGTGAATGTAATCATTTAAAAAACATACCAACTGAAACTGATGGATTAATAGCAGTTGAAGATTTTGGTGGATTTTTCAAAAATTGTGAAGATTTAGAAGCAATACCAGAAACTATTTTTAATTCAATACCAAATAATACTAGTTTTGAAGAAGCATTTTATAATTGTAAAGCATTAACATCTATACCTGAAATGTTATTTAAAGAAAATATTCATATTGAAAATTTTGATTATGTTTTTTATAATTGTATTTCATTGACAGAAATACCACAAATGTTATTTAAAACAAACGTTTTAGTTACTACTTTTTCAAATGCTTTTGCACAATGTACAAGTATAACAGATATTCAATATCATATTTTTAAAACTAATCTTTTGGTTGAGGATTTTTCATTTACTTTCAATAATTGTAGTAGTTTAATATCTATTTCAGAAGAATTATTTTTTAATAATACTCTTGTTGTTTCATTTAAATCATGTTTTAATAATTGTATAAATTTAACAGAAATACCAACAAAATTATTTAAATATAATATTGGTGTAACTGATTTTGAATCAACATTTAATAATTGTATATCATTAATAATAATACCATATATATTGTTTGATACTAATCAAAATGTTGAAAATTTTAATTCTTGTTTTTATAATTGTACATCTTTAGTTTTAAAAACACCGAAATTATGGGATATAACAATGTGGCCTAATGTCATTCATTATAATAATTGTTTTAAATATACAGGTTCATTAGCATGTAATGGAACTAATATACCTACTAGTTGGGGTGGTTCTTGTAATACATCAAATTGTACAGGTAGTATTTGTATAATTATTATACCAAACTGGAATCTCTAATGAATATATTTAAAAAAAAATAAATAAATAAAATGTATAATATAACTTTAAATTATTTTGATATAAATTACACAATAAGTTCGGAATTTCTAAATGGTCTATATACAATATCAACTGGTAATACTACTACAAATAAAACATTTGATGTGAATGATGATGAAACAACATTTGAATGTGATACTAATTTTATTAATAATTCTAATATAAAAGACAATATCATTATATCATTATTTAATAATAGTGCTACAACATTTCAAATAAATGGCATAGAAATACCAACAGCAAATTTAAATTATTATACATCAATTAAATCAATTAATGGAAATAAAATTTCAATTGATGGAAAAATACCACTTTATGTTTATAATGATTTATCTGAAAGTGGTTATTCATATAGAATTCGAAGTTTACATTTTTCTGAATATTCATATTTTCAAATGGTAAATTATATAAACGCATCACCATTCGGAAAAATAATTAAAGCAGAAATATTAAACAATAAATTAAAAATAAAACCAAACTCAGAATATAAATATTTTGATTTCTCATTATTAAATATCAATTTTCTAGAAAACAATAGTGGAACGACATCAACATCAGCTTTTACATTTGAAACAGATAATCAATATACTGAATATGAATTAAAACCATTTGTTGATAATATTTTCTTTCCAAATTCTACACCTATAAATATTTATAATGAAAATAGTTTATGTAAAGATATGTATCATATTCAGGAAATATATGATACTACAAATAATTGTTCATATTCAGGTTGTTCTGGATTATGGTATCCAATACAAAGTTCAAGATATAAAATAATACCAATTGATTCACATCTTCATACTCTAAAATCTTTTAAACCATATACTTATATTGATTTTGGTTTTTTAACAAAAATCAATACTGACATTGAATATGAATATTATGATAGAGCAGATTTAAAATTATCTTCAGTAACATTTATAGCAAATAAATCACCATATGAAATTAGTGATTCAGGAAGAACATTAATAACTGAAGTTACAGATGAGTATATGATAATAGAAAAACCATTTAATGATTTGACATCGTTAGGTTTTACTGGAGGAACAGGTACTATGTCTGGAATTACTGGTGTTTATGATATTGTAAATGTTACAAAAATTGTTGATATTGATAATATACTTTTAAAAACATATTTGAATATAGATGATGATTATTATCATACAAAATCTGATTCTGAAAGATATAGAATTAGTGCAGCATATGGCAGAATAATTAAAGATAATTCAATAATTAGAAATAATTCAACAGGAATAATTTATCAAGATGAAAATGATTTATTTAATTTAGATATTTTTAATGTAAATATTGATGATGAGTTTAAATTCGATGATCCAAATTTATTATATAAACCTATTGAAATTTATAATTTAGGTATAGATAAAAAAATAAAAACACCAATACCAATAGAAATAGAAAATATTGAAATTCAAGCAGATATAGAAAATATATTTATTTCAGGTGAAACTATAAATTATAATAATTTTTATCAAGAAAAATCATTTATATGGAATTCATTGAATATAGATGAAACAAATTATTCTATAATAGAATGGTCAGATAGAATTATAATAAATTCTTCTATCATTGACACAAAAGATACACAAAATAATTCTAATAGTAAATCATTATTATTATTAACTATAAAAAATAATGAAATAATTAATACTGAACCAATTTATTATGAATGGGTTGATGTTGAAAGAAGAATAGATAATATTAAATTAATTAAAAATAATGATAATATTGATATATTAATAACACATTTTGATAACAGAGATGAAAAAACATTATCATATCAAACATCAAATATAATAACAGATGCAAATAACAATGGGACAGATGTATTATTTTATAATACATCTTCTCAAACATTTACATCAATAGAATATTCTGCAAATACATCAATATCCTTTTTTGATATTGTTTATGATACTGAAAATCATAAATATATGTTAGGTAGATATTATCATGAATCACCTAATTTGATTAGTGTTGATAATACAATATTAGATTTAGAATTGAATTATACATCTATATTAACTAAATCTGATTCAGGTGGAACAATGTTATGGAATAAAAAAATTAGACATCTAACAAATCCAAATGCAACAACTGGTCCAATAATATCTGAATTAGAAATTGATGATAAAAACAATCTTTATTTATTTGGTAATCTTACTAATTTTGATGGATATGTTGAAATTGGTATTGGAGATTTTTCTTCAATTAATCATGATATTATTAAACCTAATCATGAAAAATATTTTACTATATCTAAGTTTAATTCTGATGGAATAACATTATGGAATAAAATATTTAAAGGTAGTGATAATTCTTTATTTTTAAATCCTATTATAAAATACTATGATAAATTTATTTATTTTTCATTTGATTTTTCTGAAAATATAGAAATAGAAGATATTACATATACAACAGAATCGGATCAAATAATTAATAGTATTTTTGGTAAAATGAATCGAGATACAGGTAATATAGAATATATCAAATTATTAAAATCTAATAATAATAATAATATTTCTGATTTTTCTATTGATGAAGATTATATTTATTGTATAGGAGAATTTAAAGGTGAAGCAATCTTTGATAATTATGTTTTATTTTCAAATGGAGAATCTGGTTATATTTTAAAAATCAGAAAATCAGATGGTATTATACTAAATAAAAAAGATATTTATTCTGATGATAAATTAGTATTAAAAAATATAGTAAATGATTCAAAAACAATTTCTATTTCTGGGTCTTGGTCTGGTAATATATATGTTGAAAGATTTATAAAAAATTCTGATAATGAAGAATTTTTTATAACTAATATAAAAAAGAAAGATATTTAATGTCAAATTTAAGAATAGATATAAAAGGGGTTAATTTTGAAGAATCAAATATAACATTTGTTAATGGTTTAACTATGGAAAAAGTTAGATTACATTATCAATGGTTACTTAATACAAAAGTAAAGGATGCAATAATCGGTGAAGACGAATATGGTATCGTTTGGTATTTTGGTGATTGGTATTGTGGTGAGTGGTTTGATGGAACTTGGTATTCAGGAAATTTTTATAATGGCACATGGGATAATGGTCGTTGGTTTTCATATAAATTACATAAATTTGATGTGGTAAATGAAAAATTTATTATTGAAGAAAAATCAAAAGAATATTCTGTTTTTCATAATGGTTTATGGCGTTCAGGAGAATGGCATGATGGTATATTTGGAGAAAATGCTATTGAAGTTTGGTATAATTTTTCTAAATTTGATGAATTAAATACTAATTATAATACTGTTTCTGTACCAGTTTTTAAAACATTTAAAGAAGATTTCGATTCATATGTTCAATGGAAACCAAATACTAATGAATTCTTAACATATTTTATTTTAAGTTCAAGAAAATCTAGAGGTTATTTTAATATTGATGAGATTATTAAATTAGAAGATTATGATATATTAGATGGATATTATAAAATAAATGAAATTTTATATGATTCAAATGATGATATTGAAGCATTATGTTTTTCTGTGGATGAACCAGATAAAATTAATGAAATACATAAATATGTAGAAGATGAATATTGTTATGGTGATTATAAAATATTAAAACTACACAGTGAAGATAGTTTAGATAGTAATTTAAATTCTATTTATATTGAAGAAACAAAAAATGTAGCAACATGGTTAAATGGTAATTGGAAAAATGGTTTATTTCAAAATGCAATATGGAATGATGGTATATTTGAAAATGGTTTATTTTTTAATTCAAAGTGGATAATAGGTCGTTTTTATGATGGTGTTTTTGATGGAGATACTTGGTATTCAGGAGAATGGATGAATGGAGATTTTATTAGAGGTAAATGGATGAATGGTATATTTACAAAATTAAAATCAGATAAAATATCAAGATTTGGTGCATCAAGAAATAATATATTAGAGACTGTTTGTGAATGGTTTGATGGTGAATGGAAAAATGGTGAATGGTTTTCAGGTTATAAAATTGTTGATAATTATCAATTATCATTAAATAATAAATTATCTATTTGGTATGATGGTATTTGGAGAAATGGAACATGGTATGGTGGTCACTTTAAAGCAGGAAATTGGTTCAATGGTGTTTGGAAAGATGGTTTATTTGGTGATATAAAAAATACTGATTTTATTGAAGCATCTTCAGTCTATGAAAATATTAATAACGATGATTTTATTTATGAAAATAAGACATTTGATGGTTTTGGTTCATTTTGGAGTAATGATTCAGGTGAATTATATAGAGATATTATTGCTGGTGATACACCAGCAACAAATGATTCATTAGTCAAGCAGGATTATATAGAAGTTAATCATAATACAAATATTGGAGGTTGGTATACAGGTGGAACTTCAAAATATTATTATTCTGGTGCAACTGAAGAATTAGGTAAAATAACTCTCTATATTAGAGATAATTTTAATCAGATTGAATATGATCAAAAACAATTAATTGATAAAAAAAGATATGATTATACTTATGAATTATCATTACCACATATTATAGAAATTGGTGGAAGTGGTTTTACTGCATCTAGTGTTACTCATATTGATGATGAAAATAATCAATTATATTATTTTGTAGAATCAGAAAGTTTTCAAATTTTCCAAATTGGTGTTGGTTTTGTTTTAATAACTTTAAATAAATATTTTAGAGTGTATGGTGGATATACAAAAGTAGTGATTAATGAATATGATGTAAATTTAGTTGATAAAATTAATAATTTTTCTGATATAAATATAAAAACTAAAGAAAAAGTAAAATATGAAGAAGGTAATGGTAGTGGTAGAACATTTTTACCTTTTGATAGTGTTATAAAAAATAGTCAATCAAATTTAGAAATACTTACAAGTATTCAACCTGCTGATATACTTTATCCACAAACAGGTTGCTGTCAAACAACAGAAACATATAACGAAAATGATTTTTGTATCAATGATGATAAAGAAATTTATATTGAAATAGATTCTAATAATACAACTTATAATAGCATTTTAAATCAAGTTCATACTGTATCTGAAATTTTTTATGATAGTGGTGATAATTTATATCATATTACAACAAAAACTAATATACAAAATTCTATTAATATAAGTGGTAATATAGTTGATAATCTTTATTATAAAAATAGATTATATAATTCAAATCCACAACATATATTATTTCAAGAATTTAATCATAATTTAAATATTACTAATAATGAAGAAGTATTAGGTGTTCAAGTTAGATATATTACCAATTATAATAAAACTTCTAAAAAAGGTAACTTGATTGATTATGATACTATTTTACCATTCAAAAATTTATTTTTTAAAGAATTTGATTTTGGTGGTAATCCAGATTATGATATAAATATAGATTATGATAATTATGATAATTATTTAAATATATTCAATTATCCAGTAAATGGTAAAAAAATTCAAAATATTACATTAACAACAAATAATGAACAAATTGTTGGATCAATAAATGATATTTGGAATTTGGAAAATTTAATTGAATATTATCCTATTGCTTCAGGTTATGATCCTGATGATTATAATATAAAAAAAATTATAAACGTTTTAAATAATATCAGAATATCTAAATCTTTTCAAGTTTATGGTTCAATAGTTGATGACTTTAATATAGAAAAAATTGAAATAAAATTGTTTTATAAAGATAATAATATCGTTTGGTATAATGGTACTTTTGAGAAAGGATTGTGGTTAAATGGATCATTTGAAAATGGAAAAATGATATCGTCATTAATAATTAGTGGTGATTATCATAATGGTTATTTTGGATATGAACCAGACGACAATAGAGCAATTAGATAATTTATTTCCATCTCTTTAAAATTTTTAATTCATAATTCAAATCATCAGAAAAATGATTTTCTATAAAAGTGTATTCTATTTCTTCTAAATTAAATTCTGATATAAGTAATTTACTATCAGGTCCAGAAATTTTCTTTATCTTATCTTTTTTAAATGGTGACTTTATCCAATACCAACCAGGTATTGAATAAACATTTCTAAAATGATTAAACCAAATATCCACAGCAACTACTTTATCTATATTTTTATTATTTAATGATGCAGCAATATTTGGAAATCCTAATGAAAATTTCTTATTAATAATATAAAAAGCATCTTCTTTATCTTTATCACTTAAATTTTCATACTTATGTTTATTAACAAAAATACAATCTACCACTTCTTTAAAATCAGCCATTACCTAATAATCTATTTATTTTTTCTTCTCTTGTCCCAATATTTGTTAATTCAAATAAATCCATTTCATCTAATTCTATTTTTTCAATTTTTGTCCCAATATAATCTGTTTCAATATTAAACATATCAGAATAAAAATTATATTTATTTAAATCTTCTTTTAAAAGATAATCTAAATCAATTTTATTTTTTAAATCTCTTATATGTTTTATTTTATTTATTATTATTTGTTTGACTGTTTCTGCTTTTTCTCTTGTTGAAAAAAAACCATTTCTTTGATACTTACTTTCATACCAAGAACCAAAACATGTTTCAACTTTATATATTTTCATATTAATCATTTTTATTATAAAAATCAGCATAATTTACATCCCAACCATCTGGCATATATTTAGGTTCCATAGAATCAATAAAATGTTGTCTCCATAAAACAATAAAATCCATTAAACTATTACTTTCCAAATATTTATCAACAATTATTTTTGAATGTGAATTTTCAATTGATGGTAATTTATCTTCATTTTTTTCAATAAATTTATCCATTTCATCAAATGTATCTGGTTCAAAACCATTAATTTCTTTGAATTCATTTAATAATGTTTCAACTCTATCACCTGGTATTTCATCCCAATATTTTATTATTGTTCGACAGATTAAAATAGATTTTACAATTTCATTATCTTTATGACTTATTTGTAATGGTGCATCAAATAATTCGGCTAATTCTTCTTTTAATCTATCTGCAAAATCATGTTCATATGCATCATGACAATTTCTACATATAACTACAATATCGTGACTTGTTCTTGCTTTAAATTCTATTGGAAATAATTTTTTATACATTGATGGTATAACATGATGCTTTGTTAAAGTTTTAATATGTGTAGAACCACAAACAACACATTTATTTGTTTTTCTTTGTAAAGAATAATCATCTGTATTTCTTCCTCTTGGCTCAAATTTTAATCTAATTGTCCTTTTATTAATAATATCAGCTAAGTCTCTATCTACATACCACATAGCACGTTTTTTAGATCCATATGATAATAATTTATTATCTGGTGCTAAAACAACCCAATTACCATATAGATTTTTTTCTTTTGCCATTATTATTTTTCTATTTCTTTTTATTTTTTATAAGTTTCTTGCCTTTTCTAATAAGTTTTTTAAAATTATACATTTTTCATATTCTTCAATTTTTATGAAAAAATTCATATTTTCTAAAATCTGTTTTATTATTATTTCTTTATTATTATGATATCCTCTACATATATCTTCAAATGATAATTTAGAATATATTTTATTATAATCTTCAACTGCGATTATATATTCTAATTCTTTATAATTAATATTTTTTTTAATATATTCTAAAATTTCTGTTTTAATTTTTTCATCATATTCTTTTTTTATACCATTCATATAAAAATTAAAATCTTCATTTGTTGTTGCAACAACTTCTAAATTATCATATTCCGAATCACCAACATTTATTTTAACTGTTGTTTTATTAATTATTTTTAAATTATTAAATTTCATATTAATTATTTTTTCTATTTTTATTTTTCTTATATCAACTTTATTAATTAAAATCACTAACTTTACAAATATTTTTTAAGTTGTTGCAGTTGGTTCATCTTTTTCTACTTTTGAATCATTAATTACTTCATCAACAATTTCAGCATCTTCAAGATCAAAATCACCAATATCACCTAATTCATCTACATCTATAATTTCTTCTGCATCTGCTTTCATAGTTTCTGCTTGATGTTTTTGCATCAATTCCATAAATTCACGTTTTGCTTTTTCTTCTTGACGTTTTTTAATTAAATTTCTTTCATTAACTCTAGCTCTATGTTTCTTTGCTGTATGTCTTCCTTTACTTTTTGGCATATTTTTTATTTTTATTTTTTATTTATATTAAATTATTCTTTTTTTGTTTTTGAAAAATATTTCTTATTTTTTATCTTTCTTCATTTTTCACTTTTTGTTATTTACAAGCAAAATGATTTTGATGTTTCAACAAAATCAATTTCTAATTTTTCCAATTCTTGAATATATTTTTTTAAAATTTTTTCATCACCAATACCTCTTGTTGAAGCTAAATTTATAATTACTCTAAAACCAGCTTTTTTTAAATCTTTAACACCTTCACCAAGACAATAATTTAATGCAAGACCACCAACAATGAAAGTATCAACACCTAATATTTTTGCCATTTCAATGACACCTGTTGATATATTTTTTTTTAAATCATGATATATTGGACTATATGGATGCATATCTTTTTCTACTCCTTTATATACTAAAAAATCATATTCAGATGGTTTTGGTAATCCATCAATCAATTCAAAACCATATGTACCAACAACACAATGCTGATTCCACCTAATATCTACATTTTCTTCATCTACCTTACTAAATTGTGGATATTTTTTATTTGCTGTCCAATATCCATTTGATGGATGTGCATCTTTACTCATAAATCTATATTTGGTAAATTTGGCATTATTGTTTAATTCTTCAACAATATTATGTCCATCTTCAACAGGCAATTCACCAGGACAATTTGGTGTAAAACCATTTTGCGAATCAATATCAAAACTAATAGTTTTATTTTTATCTATTTTTATCATAATTTAATATTTTATATAATTTTCTCTTTTTTCATTATATGGATTTTCTCTTTTAAATTGAGATTTCATATGTCGTTGAATAACTGGTGTATCTTTCATTTCATATAATCTTGTCCAACTTTTTTCATACTCATTAATTCATCAATCATCGATAAATAATCAATTAAAATAGCATCAACTTCATCATATCCAGATCTTGTTGATGTATGTCTATTTCTCCAATCTGGTAAAATTTGATCTAAATCTGTTGATGATATACCAAGACCATCAGTAGCATCACCATTAATACAGGACATCAATGCTTCTTTTTCTGATGTGATTAATTCATTATTTGCTAACCATTCTGACATATCATAAACTTCTGTTTTCCAAAGTTCTTGGATTAATCCATAATCTCCAACATCACCATGTAATGTCCAAAATCCCAATAATAATTCTGTCATATTATCTGTAGATAAAACAAGACCATTAAATTTTGATGCTAAATTATATAAATATATCATTCTCATTCGAGCTTTTATATTTCCCATTCTTATTTTATATGCTTTATTATCATCATTATTTGGTACATCATCATCCCAATCATCTAATATCATAAATTCTTGTGATAAATCAATTTCTTTAAAATCTGTACAAAATAATTCACCTATTGCTTTTGCTCTACTTTGTTCTTCAACACTATTTGTATCAATAGTAATTGAACGACCAATCAATGGTATATCGAGTTCATCACAAACAGGTTTAACTAATACTGCTACTAATGCAGAATCAATTCCACCACTTATACCTAACACTAATGATTTAAGATTAGCTTTTATAATATATTCTTTAATCAAAATTCTCAAATTTTCAATTGTTTCTTTATAATCCAATTTTTTCATACATCTATAATTTTATAATTATACTATTTTTATTTTCATTTGTTTTTTATTAAACAAAGATAACAAAAAAAAAGACATTTCATAATTAATATATAACTTAAAAATTATAAATTCATATGAAAAACATTTTTAATTACAAAAAATTCTTAAATGAAAAGAAGAATATAAATGAAAATCATGACAAAGTTTTTGAATATAATGATATAATAGATTATACATTATTAGATAATAGTGTTGATGATAATGCAATTATTGAATTATGTGAAAAAGCTAAACGTTTTGAAACAAAATCTGTTTGTGTTATGCCAAAACATGTAAAAATTGCAAATGAACAATTAAAAGATTCATCTGTTTTAGTTTGTACTGTAATATCATTTCCTGAAGGGACATACTCATTAGAAGAAAAAGAAAATGAAACGAATCAAGTTATTGCTAATGGTGCTGATGAAGTTGATATGGTTTTAAATTATCATTTATTAAAATCAGAATGGAAAGATAATCCAACTGATGAAAATACTTTACCTATTTATAATGAATTAGTTGAAGAAGTAAAATCTTTAGTGAATATTTGTCATAATTCTACTAATAAGGATGGTGATCCTATCACATTAAAAGTTATTGTTGAATCTGGTTTATTGACTCTTGAACAAACAAGAACAACAACTGATATTTGCTTAGATGCTGGTGCTGATTATATTAAGACTTCAACAGGAATGGTTTCTGTTGGTGCTGAATTAGATAAAATAAAAGTAATGTCTGATACTATTAAACAAGCAAGTTCAAATATGAAAATTAAAGCATCTGGTGGAGTTAGAACAATTGCTGATATAAAATCATATCTACCTTATGTTGATAGATTAGGAATGGGTTTTGGTAGTGTAGATAAATTAAATGGTTTAGATTCTAATTCCGAAGGTTATTAAAAAATTATGTTTATAGAAAAAGCAAATAAACTTCATAATTTAAAATATAATTATAGTTTAGTTAATTATATTAATAGTAAAACTAAAGTGAAAATTATTTGTCCGATTCATGGTATTTTTGAACAAACACCAGAAAAACATTTGATTGGTCAAGGTTGTCCTAAATGTGCAAAAAATTATAAATTAAACACATCACAATTTATAAAAAAAGTGAAAAAAATACATAAATCAAAATATGATTATTCTTTAGTTAATTATAAAAATATGAAAGAAAATATAAAAATAATATGTCTGTTTCATGGTGTTTTTGAGCAAACACCAAACAATCATTTAAATGGTAAAGGATGTCCAAAATGTGCAAAAAATAAAAAAATAACACAAAATTCATTTATAGAAAAAGCTAAAGAAAAACATGATGATAAGTATGACTATTCATTAGTTAATTATAAAAATAGTAAAACTAAAGTGAAAATTATTTGTCCGATTCATGGTATTTTTGAACAAACACCAGACAATCATATTCATAAAAAATATGGATGTTCAAAATGTAATGGAAAATTTAAAAATACAAATGAATTTATAAACATTTCTGAAAAAAGTCATGATAAAAAATATAATTATAGTTTAGTTGATTATAAAAATGGTAAAACTAAAGTGAAAATTATTTGTCCGATTCATGGTGTTTTTGAACAAACACCAGAAAAACATTTGATTGGTCAAGGTTGTCCTAAATGTAATAATAGTCATGGAGAAAATGAAATTGAAAAAATTTTAAATAATAAAAATATATTATTTGAAACACAGAAAAAATTTAAAAATTGTAAAGATAAATATTATTTACCATTTGATTTTTATTTACCTGAATATAACCTTTGTATTGAATTTGATGGTATTCAACATTTTAAACCTATTGATTATTTTGGTGGTGAAGAAAAATTTAAACTACAACAAAAACGAGATTCAATAAAAAATATATACTGTAAAGAAAATAATATTAATTTATTAAGAATAAAATATAATGAAAATATTAAAGAAAAAATAGAAACACTTAATAATTACATTAATGGATAAAAAAAAAAAATGAAATATGAAAAAATTAAAGAAATATACTGAATTTTTATTTGAAAAGAAAAATATAGAAAATAATGAAGATTTTCAATTATTTTTTGATAAAGTTATGACATTATCAAATTCTGATATAATGGAATTAAGAGACGAGATTCAAAAAATTGCAGATAATATGTCTGTGAATGAAAATATCTATAATCTTAAAAGAAAGTTTAATTCGTGGTTTGATGATAGATTATTCAAATTTTTAATTAATAGAAAAAAAAGTTTTTATTTAAATATTATTGAGAAACTTAATCTCTTTGATTTAGAAAATTTAGATGATGTTATGAAAAATTTTCATTTAAAATCAATAGATGGACTATATTTAGCTGGTGGTATGGATGCTAGTGAAGATACTGGTGCTGGATGGAGAATTGAAGTTGAAGAAGAATTTGAATTCAATAATCCTGGTAAATATAGTAAAGATGTAGATGAAATTAAAGTTGGTGATAAAATGATTATGCCAGCTTATGTTGTTGATGGTATATTTTTAGATAAAGTTTTATCTGATACAAAAAACACTTTAAAATTATATGATAAACCAGTTTTATTTAATCCAGTAAGAAAGGAAGTTGATAGAAATAAAGATGATAAATTTGATAATTCTATTGATACTATGAAAGATCCAAATTGGGATGCTGAAGAAAATTCAGAACCATTTGATTTTTTTCAAAAAACTTTTGCTGGATCAATTGAACCTGATGATGAACATTTATTAAGAATTGCAACAGCTACATTTTTAGGATATAATCCTGATGCAGGTGCAGGAACATATGGTGAATTGGAATTATTATCAATGATTAGAAAACCATTATTTGTTTGGTTGACTGGGGATTATAATAATGATATGGGGAAATTCAAATTATGGAATATACCACATATATCAAAAATTGCAAGAAATAAAGAAGAGATGAAAATTTTAGTTAAAGCGATCAAAAATACAACACAAATAAAATAAATAATGCCTAAAAAAATAAGTGTTGAAAAAATATTAGAAACATTTGATAATAAACATCATAGTAAATATGATTATTCATTATCAGTTATAAAAAATACACATTCTAATATAAAAATAATTTGTTCAAAGCATGGAATATTTGAACAACGTGTTTCAAATCATATGAAAGGAAACATTTGTCCTTATTGTTCAGGTAGATTGAATAATTTATCAACATTTAAAGAAAAATCAATAAAAAAACATTTACATAAATATGATTATTCATTGGTTAATTATATAAATAACACAACAAAAGTGAAAATAATTTGTTCAAAACATGGTGTTTTTGAACAAATGCCTTTAGTACATCTTAAAGGTGGTGGTTGTCCAAAATGTGGTGGAACAAAAAAATTAAATACAAATGATTTTATACTAATATCAAAAGAAATACATGGAGATAAATATGATTATTCATTAGCTGAATATAAGACGGCTAAAAACAAAGTGAAAATTGTTTGTCCAGAACATGGTATTTTTGAACAAATACCAGACAATCATTTAAGACGAAAACAAGGGTGTCCAATATGTAAAGAAAGTAAAGGTGAAAAAGAAATAAGAGTTTTATTAGAAAGTAAAAAAATTAATTTTATTTCACAAAAACGATTTGAAAAATGTAAAAATAAATTACCATTACCTTTTGATTTTTATTTACCAGATTACAATATGTGTATTGAATTTGATGGTAAACAACATTTCAAACCAGTTGAACGTTGGGGTGGTGAAGAAGGTTTAATGATAAGAAAAAAGAAAGATAAAATTAAAAATAATTTCTGTAAAGAAAATAATATTAAATTATTAAGAATAAAATATAATGATAATATAAAAAATAAAATAGAAGAAAATGAAAACATACAATCATTTTTTAAATGAATTAGCTGAAAATAAATTAAAATATGCTGCATATGATTGGGATGATAATATATTAAATATGCCAACAAAAATACATTTACAAAAAAAAGAGAATGATAAATTTATATCTGTTGATATTTCAACAGATGAATTTGTTAATTATCGAAATAAAATATCACAAAATCCAAAAGAAGGTGAATATAGAATTTATGATAATGATATAGCAAAAACATATGCAAATTTTGGTGATAATGATTTATTTATTAAAGAAACTAAAGAAGGATTAGATAAAAAATCATATGGACCAGCTTTTTATAATTTTATTAATACCTTAATTAATGGTGAAATATTTGCTATTATAACTGCACGAAGTGTTAGTCCATTAACTTTAAAGAAAAGTGTGGAAATAATTATATATGATTACTTATCTGAATCACAACACCATCAAATGTTAGAAAATTTAATGGATTATTCAGATTTATTTGGAACTAATCCAGATTCTTTGATTGAACATTATTTAGAAAAATGTGATTATTATCCTGTTAATTCTAAAGAATTTATTTCACGACATGAAGGTAATGTGGATCCAGCTAATCCAGAAATTGGGAAAAAAATAGCATTAAATGAATTTTCAAAAAGAATAGAACAATATGGTTTACAAACGAATAGAAATGTTAAATTAGGTTTTAGTGATGATGATACAGTAAATATTAATGCAATTACTAAACATTTTAATGAAATTAATGATATATATAATATTAATTATTATGTTTTTGATACATCGAATAATGATAAAAATAATATTATTAAAACAAAAATATGATACATTTAGATACATATAAATTATTTGAAAAAAAATCATCAATAAAAATATATTGTGATATGGATGATGTTTTAACAGATTTTAATAGAACATAAAACAAACATAAAAAATGGTTGGGATTTTTCAAAAAAATATGGTGATAAAAAGTTTTGGACTGAAATAGAAAAATTAGGTATCACATTTTGGTCTGAGATGTATTGGAAAGAAGATGGAAAAGAATTATGGAATTTTTTAAAAAAATATGATAATGTTAAAATTTTATCTAAACCATCAAAAGATAGATTAAGTAAAAAAGGTAAAATAATTTGGTGTAAGAGAGAATTAGGAGTTAAACCAATTCTTAGTTTTAAGAAATCTGATTATGCAGATAAAAATTCTATTTTAATTGATGATTTAAAACAAAATATTGATGAATGGATACAAGCAGGAGGTATTGGTATTTTACATAAAAATACTAAAAATACAATACAACAATTAAAGAAATATGTTTAAAAAAATAATAAATAGTTTTCGTTATAGAAAAATCAATAAAGAAATAATTAGATTTCTTGATTATGATAAAATATTTTATCATAATCAAGAAATATTAATACAAATCAATAGTAATAATGAAGATTATAGATATTGTGATTGGGGTGAAATAAGAGGAAAATTGATTAGAATTAGAGATAGAAAAAAAATATCACAAATTCATCAAGATTTAAAAATATTTTATAATAAAGAACGATATCGAAAAGAGAAATTTAGAAGATTGTTAAAGTGATTTTATTATGAATCACTTTTTTTTATATATAATATAAAAATAAATATTATAGATGAATGAAATAGGACATGAGTATGATTTTGATGATCAATTTTTTAGAATGGTCACAATATCATTAGCAAATATATTAAGTAAAAATATTAGATGGATTAATAAATTTGAACCAGAAAATGAAAATGAAACAGGATTTAAAAGAGTTTTTTTACCATTTTATACATCATTAACCGGTGAAGAACGATTTGTGTTTGATGCATTCATAGATGATATTGTTGATAAAAGAGTAAGTATGAATACTGATCAACTTCAAAGAGGAATGATTGAATTTAAAGGATTTACAACTAATACAGATCAATTAGCAAATCCAAATCAATATTTATCAAAAAAAGTAAAAATAAATTCTACTATAAAAAAAATAATAAGTAAAGTCAAGGCTGTTCCAGTTACATTGAATTTTGATATTCAGATACAATTAGCAACAGTAAATGAAATTGATAAAGTTAGTCAAAAACTATTAACAGTTTTTTATAATTATTTCTTTTTTAATTTTGATTATTATGGATTAAAAATAGATGCATTTTTTCCATTACCAGATGACAAACAAATTGAAATACAAAGAGAATTAAATTTAGAAAATGATAGAAAGAAAAAAATCACTTTTTCATTAGATGTAAATACATATTTTCCTATTTTTGATATCGATATCGATGATTTGATGATTTGTGATAATGATGATAGTATAAATTGGGATGAGTTAGATATACCAAGACCAACAATAGATTTTAATGAAAGTTTAAAAAAATTAAATGAAACTTATGGTCAAGTAGCATATTCTGGATCAATAGGTGGTTATGATGAAGATGGTAATCCAAGTGTCACTGGTGAATATGATAAAAATGGAAATTATATAGGTAATGATGGAAAAACTATTGAAGGAAAGACACAAATCAAAAAAGTATATTGGTATAATATGTATCGTGAATTAGACAAATATAAATCAAATAATCAAGATGTAAATTATAATCCATCACAATGGAATAAAGAAGATTTCGATGGTGTTGATCCTGGTGAAAGTTCTAGAAATAATGATTTAGATAATGAGTAAACAAAAAATTTTATATTATATTGAGACTACTACATTTGAAACAATGCAGAGTTTAGCAATATTTATTTATGATGCTACTTTAAAAAATAAAAATTTTGATTTTGAAAAATATTTTTATAGTATTTATGAAAAAACTATAACAGAAAGTTTAAAATTTTTAAATTATAAAGATATAAATTCATATAAACATATTTTTTATAAACATTTAAATAATGTATATAATTTAAGTAAGAAAAATGCTGAAATATTTGAAGTTCTTTATATTTCAAATAGAATTTCTTTATTTAATTATTGGAAAGAAAATAAAAAACTATTTATTTCAGAAATAATTGAAACTTATATATCAGAATAATCAACTTTTTTCTAATTTTATGATAAATTTATTATAAAAAATAATCATAATTTAATTTGTGCAGAACAGAAAAAGGATATTTATATCAATTTATACCAAATGAATTTAAATATCTAACATTATCAATCACAGTTAAATATAATGGTTTAAATCTTAAAACTGCATATCTAATAAATATAATACATGAATTAATATTAAAATATTATTTCACTAATGATATTTATCATAATCTTTGGTCTGTAATATTAAAGAAAAAATATGGAAAACATTATTCACATTATATTAAATATTTAGTTGATTATGATTTTATGTTATTAGTTTCTTCTTATTATGCTGGAAAAAAAGCAAAAACATATAAATTAAATATTACTAATTTAGATATTTTTAGAACAAAAATATCTGATAAAATAATTTTAAAAAAACATAAGAAAGATTACATTTTTAAATCTTTTACTTCAACTCAAGATTCTCCAATTGATATGTCTCTAAGAAAACAATTAATAGATGATTTATATCATATAAATATTGATTATAATAAAGCAAAAAAATGGTTAGAATTACAAAAAACATCTAAACAAATCGAATTAAATAAATATTTTAAAAATCTTAATTCAATTGATGGTATCAACACAGAACATATTTTCTTTAAATTTGATGCTTATGGTCGTTTACATACTAATTTTACTGTTCTTAAAAAATATATTCGTTCTAATTATTTATCGATTGATGGTGATGAATTAAGTGAAATCGATTTACCAAATTCTCAACCTTATTTTTTTGGTGTATATTTGAAAAACGAAATTGGTGAGAAAAATTTCAATGATGAAATTAAAAATTTTATTGATATAGTTAAAAATGGATTAATATATGATCATTTATTTGAAACATATCCAGATATACTGACCAGTCGTAATGATGCAAAAGTGATGATGTATAAGGTCTTATTTGGTAAGAATGTAGATAAGAGAATAGAAAATAAATTATTTAAAAAATTATATCCAACTGTTTATTCATATATCAAAGAGTATAAATATTTAAGTGATGATTATAAGTCTTTATCACATCAATTACAAATAATTGAATCTGATTTTATTTATAATAAATGTGTGAAAACTATTAAATCAAAATTTCCATTGATTAAATTATTTACTATACATGATTCTATTGTTTTTCCTATAAAATATAAAGAAGAGGTTCAATTAGTTTTTAATAATTATTTAAAAGATTTATTATAATTAAATTTCAAATTTTATTTTATGTTTATCTGTTATTTTCACTGCTAAAAAATCTTTGAATTTCATCTATAAAAATATCAGTATCGAACAAATCTTCTGAACCATAAAAATTTTATTTATGTGAAAATCCTTTTAATGATAAATCTTCAAATTTATTAATTATTAATTTTTAAAAAATTTTAATTAAAGAAAAAAATCGAGTTTTTAAATTAATATATAGTATAAATAAACTTAATAAGTTAAAAAAATAATTTTTAAATTATGCCAATACAAAACAAAGATTTGGGAAAATATAACAGACCAGGTATATTTATCAACGAAATTGATAATTCTATTATTGAATTACCACAACAAGATATTTTAATAAATTTAGTACCAGGTTTCTCAAAAAAAGGACCAGTAAATAAACCTATTTATGTTACAAACAAAGCAGATTTTATAGCAATATTTGGAGATATTGATAGAGGATTAGAAAGAAAAAGTTCTTTTTTTCATAGAACATGTATAAAAATGTTAGAATCAGGACCAATTTATGCTCTTAATTTATTATTAACTGATGATGAAAGAGATAAAGCAAACTGGAAAACATTATCATGTGCATCAAATTATAAAAATGATATAACAAAAAAAATACCTTATTCTAGACTTTTTAATCGTCAAGATTTTTGGGAAAGAGATAATGAATCATTTTTAGATTATGTAAATGATCCAATAGTGGATTATGATAGAATTTTACATTTATCAAATTTAGGTAATAAAGTCACAACAACTTTTATTTTTAAATCTAAAACATCTGGTTTTGATATTTCAGCAGAAGATTGGTATGGTGGTCCAACAAAAGTACCTGTTTATATTAATCCAAAAGATTGGATTTCAGATTATATAGTTTCAGTTATTATTTTAGATGGTGATTGGACTAATTATGATGTTTTATCAGAAGATCAAACTTGGGGACAATATTTCTCAACAACTGGACTAAATAAAGCAACTATACAAGATTTTGTTAATGAACCTAATGTAAATACTTTAGGTTTTTATGATGCATCATTAATACCTTATTTTAAAGATATTACAGGTAGAGATATGTATATTAAATCATTAATTAATAATGAAACAGATAAAACTGGTCTTTTCTGTGCTTATTTTGAAGATGAAATGTTAGATGCAGATTTTCCAATCGGAAAAGTAGATTTAATAGGTGATGGATTAGTTGGTGAATCTCAATCAAGTATTGATTTTTTATCATATAAAGAAGATATATTTGAAGTTTTAACTTATGAAACAACAACATTAAATTCTTGTGGAAATGTATTTGGTAATTATTCAACTGAATTAGAAAATGATTTTATTTCTGGTAGAACTGCTGAATGTACTAATCATTATGTTCATGGTATGACATTTGGTAATGGTAGTCTTTTAACTGCTTCTACATTAATAGAATTGGATCATACTGGACAAGCAACAGGTAAATCTTGGTTTTTTATGAATTCTTCTGTTAATTTTACATCAGCACCACAACAATTATTAGTTATTGGTGATGCTGTAGTATTTAATAAAGCATTTGATACAATTGAAGCAAATAAAATATATTATGTTGAAGATGTTTCTGATGGTGGTAGAATGATTAGTGTTTCTGATACTCATGATGGTAATCCTATTGGATTTAGTATGGCATCATCTTTATCAGATATGTATATTCAAAGAGTAGAATTTAATTTTAATTATACATTACCATATTTTGTTTTAGATAATACAAAATACACAATTAATTCTGGACAAACTGAATTTACATTCAAAGGTTTAGAATTCGTTGGTACACCTTCAGTTAATTTAGAAAGATATGATGTATTGTATTTAAGTAAAGGAAATAATGCAGAAGTAAATATTTTGACTGGTACTCAATCAACAACTGGTGCAGAAAAACCAAATTTTATGCTAGATTATAATGATAATCTAATATTAGGTTATGTTCATTTGACATTAAGTTCTGGAAATACACCAGCAACAGGTGCAACAGATTATGTTATTAATGCTGATTATACACCAATAACGGTTGATACAAATGGTTACGTTCCATTAACAGATATTATAATTACAAGTGGTTCTACTGGTGATAATTATATTAAAATATCATTTGGTAATACATCTGGATCAACTGATTATACTAATTATAACCAAATTAGATATAGAAATGCATTTGATGAAATTAATAATAAATTAGATGATGGTAAAGGAGTGATAATAAATCATAATGATGCATCTAAATATAAATTAGATGATGGTAAAGGAGTGATAATAAATCATAATGATGCATCTAAATTTTATATTACTCAATCAAATATGAGTGGTCATGATTATAATAATTCGATTAATGGTTTAATAACTATTAATGTAGGTTCTTTAGATCCAACAGATTTTTATAATACTGATACATATAAATGGTTAGTTTACTATTTAGATAATGAATTTGTTTTAAATGAAAATAATTGTGATAGAGCATTTACATCAGCATTATATGTTGATTCATTAGTAGGTTCTGGACAAACATCAACTACAAACGCTGGAGTTATTGGTAGATATGCAAATATTTATATGGATTACTATAATGGAATTTTAAACAATGGTGATTATGCTTATATGAATAATGACACTGGTTCAACTACTAAATTTATGATTAAAGCATGGATACAAGATGATAATATTCTTTATATTGATTTTATGAGTGAAGATGGTGTTTCACCATTCCCTATTGATATTATAGATTATGATAATGAATTAATTTTCTATTCTACTGATTCTAATTATAAACAAACTGTTGAAATTGAAAGTTTTGATATATCTAAACCAATTACAAGCATTTATGAAATAAATGTAGATGCATCTAGATATTCAGAATTAGTGAAAGGAGATTTCTTAGAAGCATATTATGATGAAACTGATTTAGAAATTGGTCAAGATCCAAGAAAATTAACTAGAATTGTGAAAGTTCTTGGACATCCAACAATTCCTAATTTAAAAGTTATTAATTGTGATGCACCAATTAAAATTAATTCTATCAATAGAATTGGTGGTGGATATGATTATCAAACAACAACATATCCAACTATTGAAAAATATGTATCAGATTATAAAGGAATTAAATTGATACCATTTACTATAAGTAATGAATCTATACCAAATGGTTCTGAAACCAGACAATCTGGTATTTTAGATTTATTATCACCAACTACAAATTTAGGTAAAGGTTTGATAAATAAAAATAAGATTTCTTGGAGATATTTAATTGATAGTTTTGGTCTTGGTTTAACATCAAAATCTAAACAACAATATAGTGATTTACTTGGTAAAAAATTAAATTCATTAGGATTTATTTCCGCACCTTCAGTAAAAACATTAAAACATTCAACAAATCCTAGTTTTATTAATGATGATGTAACATTAAACACAGAATACTTAAAAACTGGTGGTGATGAAACAAAAAATCCATCATTCTTATATTCATTCGCAGAAGGAATTGGAAGATCAACTATTGGTTATTTCTTCCCATATGTTACTATTGATGATTTAGGAGTTCCAAAAGATGTTCCACCAGCAGCTTGGGCTGCATCAACTTATATGAAGAAATTCTTAGCATCTTCTTCAGCAATTCAACCTTGGACTATTGCAGCAGGTATTACTAATGGTAGGGTAACTGATATTTCACAAGTTGAAATGGATTTTAATGATGATCAATTAGCAGATTTATATTCAATGGGATTAAATCCTATTGTTAAAAAGAAAAATGCTGGTTTCTGTATTAATTCTGAATCAAGTGCACAAGTTTTTCCTTATTCATCTCTTTCAATGATTCATTCAAGAGAAGTATTAATTGAATTGGAAAACACATTATATGATATGTTACTTAGATATCAATGGAGATTCAATACAGGTGCTATTCGTGCTGAAATTAAATATAAAGCTGATAAAATTTGTACAGATATTCAAAATAGAGAAGGTCTTTATGACTTTAAAAATGTTATTGACGAAACTAATAATACTAACTATATTATTGATTTACAAATGGGTGTTTTAGATACATTTATAGAAATAATTAAAGGAATGGGTATAATAGTAAATAACATCACAATCTTGAAAAAAGGTGATATACAATCAGGTGGCTTTCAATAAAAATTAAGTTTATTTAAATAGAAAAAAGTTGATTATTAGTAATCAACTTTTTCTTTTATTCTAATAAATTTACATTTTAGAAAAGATTTAATTTCATTTTCACGAATTAAATCTTTTTCTTTTTGTTTTTTTGATTCATGATACTTTTCATCATATTCATATACAATATTATTTTCAATATCATAACCATCAATCCAGTAACCAAGTTCTTTGATATAATATTCTCCACCATTCATTGCATGTTGAATATGAACATTTTTCTTTTCTGATATTTTATCAAAGATTTTACATGCTTTTGGATTAAAATTTGGTGTTATTTGATATCCATTTTTTAAATTATTATTAATTTTTTTTAATATTAATATTCTTTTCTTAATATTACCACATTTTGGACAACCTTGACCTAGAATGTGTTTTTCTGGAGTTTGTTTAAAAACACCATGTAATGAACAAATGATTTCAATTTTTGTTTTCATTGTAGAATAATCTTCAGGATATTTATATTTGTTATTATGAACTTTATTTGCTTTTTCTATAAATTCATCTGTCATGATATTCTTTCCAACACATTTAGGACATCTATTTTGTTGTAAGTGGTTATTCGGCATTTGAAAGAATTCACCATGTTCTGGACAAATTATCTTTATTTTTGTTTTACTATTTATGTAAGTATCAGGATATTTATATTTATTATTATGAATTTTATTTGCTTTTTCTATAAATTCTTCAGTAGTCATCTTTACACCACCATTACATATTGGACAACCTTGTCCAATAAAATGTTTGTTCGGTGTTTGAAAGAATTCACCATGTTCTGGACAAATTATCTTTATTTTTGTCTTAGTATTTATGTAAGTATCAGGATATTTATATTTATTATTATGAATTTTATTTGCTTTTTCTATAAATTCATCTGTTGTCATATTTTTAATATATTTTCTATTTCATTAATAACATCTAATATATCATAATCTATATTAAACCATTCAGTATAACCACCATGTTTTATTGGATGATTTATTTTATATTTTTTAAAATGATTATGAACTTCAATTTCTTTTAAACCACTATTTTCAAATATTTTACATATCTCTAAATTTTTATTTAAATCATTATTTAATTTTTTAAATCGTTTGTTTATATTTAATGTTATACCAATTTTGTATATTTTAAATTTTTTATCTCTTATTAAATACAATTTTTTATCTTTAAAATTAATATTTTTTAAATTAGCACATCTATAACAACCTTTGCCTTGTAAATGTGAATCTGGTCGTTGTTTAAAATCACCATGTATTGGACAAGTAATAATTAATGGTGTTTTATTGTTTACATAATCTGCTTTCAGATATGAATATTTATTATTATGAATATTTTTTGCATTATTTATAAAAACATCGATTGTTGATGTTATTTTCAATACTGTTTTTTCTTTAATATTTGTATTTTTCATGGGATTATCAACACCATATTTGTTGATGAAAAATTCTTTTTGTTTGTTTTTAGATTCAATAGTTTTTGCATAATTTGAAACTCCATATTTTTCGTAACATGTCATCTCAGATTTTATTTTTGAACATTTTTTACATGTATAAAAATTATATCTTTTTACATTTCTATTATAATTATAATATGTGGTTTCTAATTCTAAATCACAAATATCACATTTAACAATAATAATATTTTTTGCTGTATTTGGTAAATATTTTACATCAATTTTATATTCTTCACCAACAACTAATTTTGTGTTAAGAATTTTTTCTAATCGTTTTTTATTTGATGAATTAATTGTAACATAAACCTCATTTGTCAAGATCATTTATCAGTCTTTCTATTTTTTTCTTTCTCAAAAACTGTTTACACTTATCATCTTTTAAAAGAGTTGAAAATCTTATTAAATAATCTGGTAATGTTTTATTTTTTTTTCTTGTTAAAAAAGTTTCTATTTTTTCAAAATGAATATTATATTTATATATTGTGAATTTATGATAACTTCTATATTTGTTTGTTTCTTTTAAAAAATTAGTCGCAAATTCATAAAAATCTATTTTAAAGTAATCTTTTTGTTTTAAAATATCTTTGTCTTTATTTATTATTTTTAACATTATTTCAGTTGAATCAGTAATTTCGAACATTTTTCCTCTATATGTTATTAAATAATAATCTTCTTCTTTTTTTATATTTATAATTTTCTTATATAAATCTACTATTATATTATCTGGTATTTTTATCTTTGGATACATATTAATTATATATATTTGTTCAATATTTGTTTTATTTTGAATTCTATTTTTTCATCATAATTAATTCGTTCTAAATCGATAAATTTTTCTTTACAAAACTTTGTTTTAATTTTATCATGATTTTTTATTAATTTGAATTTTTTATCACCACCAAAATATTTAATTGGTTTATAATGTTGTATACCATCATATTCAATACATAAATTATATTCTGATAAATAAAAATCAAATGGTAATGTATATTTATCTCGACAATCATTAAATCTTTTTTCTCTTATGTATGATATTTTATTTTTTTCTAAATAATATATTATCTCATTTTCACCTTTACTTGTTTTACAAATAGGACATCCTTGTAAATTATTTATATGATCTGTTGGTCTCTGTTCAAACACACCATGTTTTGAACATATTATTTTTACTTTTGTTTTACTATTTATATAATTTACTAATGAATAATCATATTTGTCTCTGTGTATCTTTTTTGCTTTTTTTGTAAAAGTTTTTCTCGTATCTTTTTTTAATTCTATTGCACAATGTTTACATCCTTTAGATTTATTAATATGTTCTGTCATTGATTGATAAAATATACCATGTTTAGAACATTTTATCATTACTTTTTTATGCATATTTGTGTACTCAACTAAAGAATAATCATATTTATCTCCATGTATATTTTTTGCTTTTTCTATTATTTGACTTAAAGTGTATTTTCTAGACATTTTTAATAATTTGTTCTATTTTATTCTTTATCATTTTATTTTGATAATCCCATACATCTTCCCAAATATGA